AGAGGAGAAGATGCATTTTTGACGGACGCGGCTCGGATTTGCCTATTGTTGCGGGTTGTGTTACAATAGTATATCTTTGTTTTCGCAACGAAACATCGATTTATAAAAAAAATCCAGGAACGGCGAACGTTACACAAAAACCGTACAAAAACGCAACAGAATAAAAATGGCTAAATTAAGTAGAAAAGAGTTTGCTGCTATGTGTCGAACCACGGAAAGCATAGTTAGATCAAATATTAGTAGAAAAAAAATCACTGAAAGCTACTATGATGACAACCCGAAAAAGAAATATATTGACACTACCAATGCGAAGAATAAAATATTTTTTGAAAAGTATTTAGATAAAGCAAAAGAAAAAGATCGCAAGGAAAAACTGAAGCAAAAAACAAATGACGACTATATTGATGTCGTTGAGATAATTGAAAAAGAAGTCAATAAAAAAACAACCAAATCAAAAAACGAAAAGCAAAACCAAAGCGATGCTGATGAAGTTGCTTGGGATACCAGAAAAAAGATTGCCGATGCGTTGCTGCAAGAACGAAAAGCAGAAAAAGAAGCCCTACAACTCCAGAAGCTTGCTGGAAAACTAATCCCGGTTGACTTAGTTTTTACGGTAATACGAATTCATAATAATGACATCTTTGCTACTTTTCAAAACGATGTAGAGAATATGGCTTCAATGTATTGTGATATACTTGCTGGAGGAAACAGAAAAAAGCTTTCGGAAATAGTTGATAAATTGTCAGCTAGATTAGATGACGCCGTGAAACGTGCTGCGGAAGTAAGCGAAGCAAGTATTAGAGCAGCGGTAAGTGAATACAGTGAAACAAGAAACAAAGGTGAAAGAAAATAGCTATGGATTTAAAAAGTATTTGGTTAAGCAAGCTTGAAGATCAACATGAAAGCCTTTACAATTACAAAACAGTAAAAGCGATACCATCTGAATGGGTTGAGGAAAACGTAATACTGACGCCTGACATATCTAGGTATAGTGGTAAATTCAGTTACGAACTGAGCCCTTATGCAGTTGAGATGATTGATTTTTTACACCCTAGCGATCCAACCAGAATGATTGCTGTAATGAAAGGAGCTCAATCAGGAATCACTCAAGGTGTAATAGTTCCTGGTATGGCCTGGATTATTGCCGAGCATCCAGATAATTTTTTATTCACTGCAAGTGATAAAGACATAGCTAAAAAAACAATCACAACTAGGTTTGATCCGCTTATGAAATCAAGCGGGCTGTCTCACTTAATAAGGCCAAACGTAATTAGATCACAAGGTAAGCGTTCTGGTGACACGGATTTTTCAAAAGAATTTGCTGGCGGTAACGCAATTATTGAAGGAACCAATAATGCTGGAAAATTTAGATTCTTTTCTGTTAAGGTTGTTTTTATGGATGACTTTGATAACGCTCCTAGAGCTGATAAAACCGAAGGATCTATTCGTAAATTAGTTGAAGGGCGTCAGACGTCATACGGTAATTTAGCCAAGACAGCTTTTGTAAGTACACCAACAATCACTCAGACATCAAACATTTATGAAATGTACTTACAAGGTGACCAACGTAAATGGCACTGGCCTTGCCCAGGCTGCGGCTCGTATGTTCCAGCAGAGTGGCAGATAAAATTAGATGACGGCGGTTATGCCGGGATAGTTTGGGAGCTTGATGAGAATAACGAACTTATTGAGGAAAGTGTTTTTTATAAGTGCCCAGACTGTGGACATAAAATATCTAACCAAGATAAGCACGATATAAATGTTTTAGGTAAATGGATACCAACTGCAAAACCAAAAGACAAACTGTTTAGAAGTTACCACATGAACTCACTAATTATTCCACCGGGGTTTTTGAGCTGGGTTGATTTGGTAAAAGAATGGCTTGAAGCTTGTCCACCAAAACAAAAAGTCAATGTTGATTTGCTTAAGGTTTTTAATAATGTAAGGTTGGGTTTGCCTTTTGAGGAAAAAGGTGAAGTTCCTAAAATTATGCAGTTGATGGAAAATACTCGAGATTATAAAATAGGAGTAATACCAGATATCACATGCGAAGAAGATGGAAATGGTAAAATAGCTTTGGTGACGCTTGCAGCAGATTTAGGTGGTGTTATGAAAGATGATAACGAGGATGTTAGAATAGATTGGGAAATAGTTGCTCATAGTTCTAACGGAGCAACCTATTCAATTGACCACGGAAGTTGCGGTAGTTTTAAAAGAGGTCGATCTAAATCAAAGCGTGAGCGCGATCAAGATGATACAAGATTTAGGCATACTTATAGGCACGGAATGAAAAACAGCGTTTGGCCGTTACTTGAAAAAATTATCAAAGCAGATTTGCCAAGCGAGAGCGGTGATGTTTATAGTGTTAAGTTGAGTTTGATAGATACAGGACATTTCACGAACTATGCTTACCAGTTTATAGATAAAACTCACAATTATCAAAACTGGGTGTTTGGTATAAAAGGTGTTCCGGAACTTAACTACAGACGAAACAGTAAAGATGTCGCAGTTGTTAAAAGGTCACCAAACATCGCGAAATTATTTCTACTAGATGTTGAGCAACTGAAAGATGATTTAGCTTCAAACATGAGATTAAAAATGACTGACGACGGCAGCCAGTCAAGCGGTTTTATGAATTTTCCTGAACCAGAAAAGGGAAAGTACCAGGTTAGAAACTTTTTTAAACACTACGAAAGTGAAACCAGAAAAGAGATTATTGAAAAAGGTGAGTCAGTTGGTTTCAAATGGGAAAAAAAGAACAGTACTGTTGAAAATCACTTCTGGGATGTTAGAGTTTACAACAATGCAGCCAGAAACGTATTCATAGAGCTAGTTAAAAAAACAAATCCTTCAAAGTTAAAAGACTTGAACTGGGCAAGTTATGTAGAATTTCTACTTGAATAAAAAAAAAACCGGTGGAATAATTTGGAATGAAATTGAAGTTAGCCTTATCTTCGTGGTGTAGAAAACAAACAGTTAAAAACAATACATTATGGACAATTTATTTTTAAAAGCATCAAACACAGAGCAAAGCGAAAAAGCTGTTAAAAAAGCTATATCAGTTCTTGAAAACAATTTATCAAAAGAAAGATACTATAAAGAAAAAATGGTTAAGATTTCCGAAGGTTTAGAGGAATGTTTAAATAAAATGCACTTAACTATCAAAACAGTTTCGCCAGTTAAAACAGGTCATGGAGAAAACTGGACACCCGGTGATTATTTGAAAGTTAATTTAAGGGTCGCTCCTTTAAATAACAAGTTTAAATTCATAAAAGATAGAGGTTATACAGCAAGCGGAAGAGGTAGAAATGAATCAAATCTTAGATCTAAAGCTGAAAAAATAGAAGAAAAAATCAAAACAGATACTTTTATAGAATCAGTTATGGTTAATCAGTTTTCTCTTGAAACAAAAGACGACAGAGATTGCAGCAACCAAAATATCTTAATAGATTTTTGGGTGAAGTAATAAAATCACTATATTCGCAGTCCTTAAAGTTCATCTTTCGTTTTTCCCCCGAAAAGTCAGTTAAATTAATAACTGACTTTTTTCTTGAATTGTTGTATGTTTGTAAAATGATAGTCTATACCATTAAAGAATATGTTCAGTCTAAAAGTAGTTTAGATGATAAAATAAAAGCTATTGAGCAGTTGATAGAAAACATGCTACTCAATTCAGTAGAAGCTATTGACAACAGCGGAGTCGCTTCTTTTATCATGGATGATGGGCAGATGCGGATAAATACTGAATACAGAAGTGTTGATGAGATTACAAAAGGTATTCGTTCTCTTGAACGAGTTTTGCAAATGTATATCAATAGAAGAAACGGACATACGGTTATTTTAAGAGGAAAATTAAATTATTAGAATGGGCTTTTTAGATATTTTTAAATCAAAAAAAAACGAAGAAACGGTTTCAGAAAACCGCAGCAGCGATCTAGATGCTCAAAACCAAATTTGGCTAGAACAATCTAAATACAATTACAACCCAATAATAGATGAGGTCTGGGATGGAGAAAAAACTCCCGGTGAACTTGGTTCAGTAATCAATACAACTCCTGATCACTTAAAACTTAGGTTAAGAGCTCATGAAATGAACTTGAAAACCGATATAGTAAGAATTATTACCGGAAAGTTTTTTAAATGGGTTATTGGAAGTGGTTTAAAACTGCAAGTTGAGTTTGAGGAAACTGTTTTAGAAATGCTTAATGTGACAGAGGATTTATCAAAGGTGAAACCACAAGTTGAAGCTCTTTTTAACTTATACGCAAACTCAAAGTTCTCTGATTATACTCATAAGGATAATTTACACGACAGAGCGAGTGACGCCTTCGATACAGCTTTTTTAGGCGGTGATAGTTTGTCTC